CAAGCATCAAATTAGGTAATAAATCATTTTGGATACTTATTAAAGAAATGGTTGAAAAGCTAAAGGATATCAAAAAGGATTTAAATGAAATAATTGAAAGTAAAAAAGAATAATTAAAGCTACCAGTTGGTAGCTTTTTTTGTATGCTTTACAAAATAACTAAATCATAGTATAATTGATATATAAGCCAATAGAGCGAATATAAATATACATACTATATGAGTAATGAAATAGAAAGAAAAGGTGCTGGTAGACCCTTTAAAATGGAAGGGTGGATTAAACAATTAACTGTTGTGTTAGCTGAAGAAGATATTATTTTCTTATCAGATAAAGACCTAGTTTTTTTGGTTAACAGAAACCTGTTACCAGAAGAAAAAATTGCACAATCAACTTTTGAAAAATGGAAAGCTGGCAAGTTTGCACCAGATGATGTTGTTGGTAAAGAATTTCTTGATTGTATTGAATTTGCATTGATTAAACAGAAGCAACTGCTATCAAAAAGAATGATGGAAGATACTACAGGACAATGGACAAGATACGCTTGGATAATGGAACGCAAATTTTCTGAATGGAATCTTAAACACATATCAGAAAACATTAACAAAAATGAACAAGCAACAGTAATACAAATTACCGCTGGTAATGATGAACAAAAAAGATTGATAGAATCAATTATGAATACTGATTATGTTGAAGTATTACCACTTCAATTAAATAAACCAACTGATGTTGATTATTCAACTGATAACGATAAAGAAGATGAAATTGGTTTTTAATAATGATTACACCAACAACTGCTTTTTCCAAAATCGGAAAGTTAAAAGCACCAGTAAGGGTAATTCAAGGTGGAACTTCAGCTGGTAAAACCTATTCAATACTACAATACTTAATCATATATGCACTTGGTAATAAAAGTGATGTGTTGATATCGATTGTTGCAGAATCAGTACCAGTACTTAAAAGGGGTGCATATAAAGATTTTCAAGATATCATTATTAAAATGGGTCTATATGATGATAAGAACCATAACAAAACAGATAGGACTTACCAATTAAATAACAGCACTTTTGAATTCTTTTCTGCTGATGATTCAACAAAATTAAGAGGTTCAAGAAGGGATATCTTATTTATAAATGAAGCTAATAATGTTTCATTTGATGCATTCCAAGAACTTAATGTTAGAACCAAATTATTCACGTTCCTAGATTACAACCCATCAGCACCATTTTATGCACATACAGAACTTATTGGTAATGATGGTGTTGATTTCCTAATTGTAACCTATAAGGATAATGAATACTTAGATACCAAAATAGTTAAGGAAATTGAAAGCTGGGAACAAAAAGCAGCCACATCTGATTACTGGGCAAACAGATGGAAAGTAATGGGATTAGGCCAACTAGGAATACAATCTGGTGCAATTTTTAACGACTGGAAAGAAATTGATTCCTTACCAGCCAATGCTGAACTACTTGGTTCTGGGTTAGATTTTGGATTCACAAATGACCCTTCAGCATTGATATCTGTTTACCGTTACAATGGTGAAGTAATTGTTGATGAAGTGATTTATCAAAAAGGATTATTGAATTCACAATTGGCAGCTTTAGCTAAATCTAGCGATGCAAAAAATGCAGTTATATATGCTGATTCAGCTGAACCAAAATCAATTGCTGAACTTAAATATTATGGTTTATCTGTACTACCAGTTATAAAGGGTAAAGATTCAATCTTATATGGTATTGGGTTAATCCAAGAACAACCATTTAGGGTTACCAGTAGAAGTATCAACTTGATAAAAGAACTACAGAATTATGTCTGGATGAAAGATAAAGATGGTAAACAGTTATCAGTTCCAATTGATACATATAATCACGGGATTGACAGTCTTAGGTATTTTTTCCTTATGAAATTCAGTAAGAAAAGCACACACTTCAATTTGAGATGGAAGCATTAATTAACTATAAGATATCTGAATTTTTCCGTTTAACCGATGAAAAACTGGTACAAGATTACTTGGTGTTTTTAGACCTTTTAGAGCCATTAAAACAAATAAGTAACCCAATATATAGATGGTACAGAAAGCACCCTAAAATGATTCAGATTAAAGCCATAAGAGAATTAAGTTTTGAAAAAGTAACAGATATAAGAAGTTGTTTTAATGATGGTTCAATACAAGGGATATTTGAAGCTATAGAAATGGTAACTGGATTAAAAGATAAACATATAAATAGCTTTACAATACTAGAATTCTATGGTATTATTTCCTATATGAAAAGTGAGTTAATCGATATAACCAATTTGGAAATCGATAACCTATCTGATGATACTTTTGATGTGAATGCTGAAGCGGTTAACGCCAATCAAAGAATGTCAAGATTTGGTGTTTTAAATGTGATTGATAGCCTAGCTAATGGTGATGTTCTTAAATGGACTGAAATTGAAAAGTTACCATATTTAACTGTATACACTAAGTTATTAATGGATAAAGAAAAAAATGATATACAAGCAGAAATAGCTGAATTACAAAGAAAAAAACAACCTAAATAAATGTACGAATTTTTAAAAGATATAGCAACTATCAACAACTGGTGCTTTGAGTATTCAAGAAGTGATTACCAAAATCTGTATGATGGTATGGAAATAAATAAGATACATTTATTTGTTGACCCTATAACAGTTGATTCAGTATTTTCTGATTCTGGTGTTGAAACAAAAACCTATTCTGGAAAGATGATGTTAATGGTATCATCAGATGTTGATGAAGATTATAAAACAAAATATGAATCACATATTAAACCATTAATTGATGATACAACGCAAATCATTAAACAATCTGTTATATGTGCTGATATGGAAATTAAAAAGTTCCAAACACTTGAAGTTATAAATCTGTTTGATGTTAACCTTGATGGTGTGTTAATCAATTACAGTATCACAATTATTAACTAACCAAATGGATAATAATAAGATAATTAAAGAAGAAATGGAACTGCTTAAGCTTGATATAATAGCGGTTTATAATGCAAGTGGTAAAAGAACTACAGGTGAATTTGAAAAGGGTTTGGAATTGGTGTATGCACCAGATTCTGCAAAGTTATTTGGGTATGTTTATTTGGCTGGAAGGAAAGCTGGAAAGCAACCACCAATACAAGCTATTGAAAAATGGTTAAACGCTAAAGGTATAAAACCACTTGAAGCAAAAATGAAGGTTTCAACGCTTGCTTATTTGATTGCGAGAAAGATAGCTAAAGAAGGTACAAATGCAGAAAATCATTTAGCTATATATAACCAAGTAATTACACCAGAAAGGATACAAGAAATCTTTGAAAAAATAAATCAAATAAATGTTGCTGCATTCACAAATGAAGTAACAATAATGATAAAAAAATTAACCGTAAATAAATAATGGCAACAATATTTAATAAAGACCTTTTAGCGATAAACCCAGTTTATAACAATTCAATAATTGAATACTATTCTGGGACAATGCAAAATGTTACTTATTCAACAATAACTGTATTAGGTAAAGTTTTTACTGTATATCCAATCAACGGTGTTTTTACATTTAATTTTATGGAAATAGCTAAGGTTCTTATCAATAAGAATAACTTTTCTGATACGATAATACCCAACTTAGTTACCAAATATATTTATGATGATACTACATTATCGTTATCATTATCAGCTGCAATTACAATATATAACGCAACAACATCTGAACAAGTGATTAAAAATTATAGGTTTATTAAAAGTGTTGAACAACTATTAGGTTATAAAGAAAAAAGTGCAATAGATAAAGATGTTAGAGTCTTGTTACCATCAGAAAACTATACTGATTATTATTTACCATATTTTGAAGGCTATCCAAATGATTTTTCAATTTACGGATTAACTTCTGGTGATACATATAATTTTAAAAATGTTACAACAATCAACCAATCAACCACTTTTACTTCAAATAATTCAGAAGTTAAAAGAATATTTTTTTCAGATGGTGCTAACAATGAATTTACAACTTCATTACTAAGCCTTTCAAGTACAAATAACTTGGTTGAA